GGGCCCTATGTTAACATAGAAATAATTCCATACTTAAACATTTTCTAATGAATAAGCTTGAAACTAAGGCCTTACATTGGAAAGTTCTGTTGGAACACAGAACCCTCCTGGAGAGGAGGTTGGGGAACTACCTCATTGGTTCCTTGGGTCCCCTTCGTCTGACTATCAATCAGGACGAAGTGCTTAAACTCTGGTTTTCCTGTTTCGATTACTCGGAACAAGTATTTACTAGAGCTATAAAGCATTTCGGAACGGTTGCTCTCAAAGGACGATTGGAACAAATCCTTAGTTATGTCACTAAGGTGCTTTCTGGGCTTGATCTTGAATCAGTTCTTCTCTTTGATTTAAGAAATCTCCTCAAGTCATCTCAACGGAAAGCTATTGATACCCTTCAAAGGTTTATCAACTTCATCGAGATATTTTCTCTTGGTGAATTCACCCTAGAGGATCAGCTGCAAACTTATGCTGGACTCTATCTGCTCGAGTTCTGTAACTCTCTAACTTCTAACTTGAAGTACCACTTGATCAATCTTTTCAACCATTACTGGGGTCAAGAGCTTATTGCTCGGACTCCGGATATAGTTGGAAAGCCAGGCCATTTATGGTTTGGAAAGACCATGAGGAACTTCCGTAAGAGGTTAATGTTTCAGGCTTCTCGAAACCGATGTGCTCCCAAAGTAACACGATGGGAGTTTGTCTTGTATTCTTTCTTCCAAGGACTGAAGAAAGGATTACTTCCCATTAATGATGAGGAAGTCTTACTTGCTATGGTCAAACATAGTAAGGCAATGACAAACAATCCGACACATGACGTTTCAGATCTTGAACATCAAGTTCGCAGAACAACAAATGAATTCCTTGACCTAACATGGAAGGGACGTTTGTTAGAGTACAAGACCCCAAGTACCACAGGCTTTTCAAAGTTGTGGTCTCCATCACGTAATGCTTGTGTGGAGGAGGGTTTTGCGGGCGCTGGTTTCCTTGGCGAATTCTTACGTAGAAGATTCGGGAAACAAGCCAGAGCAGATCGAATGCTTGAAATCACTCTTAAGCATCCGGAGCTAGTTGGATATGAGAACACTAGTTCTGGGCCTATTCCGATATATACCAAGTTCTTATTTTCAGAACAATTGGATATTATCAGTCAATCTCTCAATACAGCACTTGAACGAGAGATGAACAGTGTTCTACCTGTGGCTCAACCAGCTACAGTGTTGGAACCGAATAAGGCTCGAATAATTACCAAAGGTGAATTTGATACTTATCTTCCCCTCAAACCGTTCCAAAAAGAGATGTGGTCTAGGCTACAATCTCTGGAACAATTCCAGCTCATTGGAAGACCCCTTGACGATATGGTTCTCGGATTAGTAGGCCGAGAGTATCAAGAAGGAGATGTCTTCGTCAGTGGCGATTATGCATCCGCTACTGACAACTTTGACAAGCGATTAACTTCAGCTTGTGTTGGTTGTCTTTTGAGACGACAACCTTTTGAGTTGGCTCAGGTCTTTAGGCGCGGCATCGGCGTGCATACAATAGACTATGCTAAGTGGAAGAAAGTTCAGTCTGATAAAATCGAAAAATCAGAGGATAGTTTCTATTTCCTTCTCGGAATGTTAGAAAAATGCCCTGATTCCATCGAGATGCTCAGTGCTCAACTTATGGGAAGTCCTCTAAGCTTCATCATACTTTGTTTAGTAAATTTTGCTTTAACAAGGTATGCTTTGGAGCAGATCAGAGGTAAGGTTATTACCATGCGTGAAGCAGGTATCCTTATTAATGGGGACGATGTGCTCTTTTGCTGTCCTCCTGACGGTGTAAATGTCTGGAAACAGATAGTGACACGGGGTGGACTGGCTCCTTCAGTGGGAAAGAACTACGTTAGTTCAGAATTTGTTCAATTGAATTCTGAACTCTACAAGGTGGATTACTCCACAGCCTGTGGTAGGTCGCCTTCTAGTTATCTAATAGAAGGTCTAGGCTTGCCTTTCATCTTTAATGATGAAAGAAGGGTTGTGAGTAGATTTATCAAAACCCCTTATCTCAATTTTGGACTGATGTTGAATCGCCATAAGGCCGATTCAACCAAGGAAGAGGTTGAGAAAATAGATTTCTTTTCTCAATACCGAGATATGGTTTCCTTCTGGGATAAACATCCAGAAAGATATGTACCCGTTCTCGAGAGAGCAACACAAGTTTTCGAAGAATTTCATAAAGATGAACTTTTTGTCTTTGGATCTTTGGAACGTAACCAGAAGTTAGCCTTCGGTGGTTTAGGTTTGCGCCCTTGGTCTCTGGATAGTAACCTATCATGGGAGAGGTCGATTAGCGAGTACACTGGTGTACCGCTGATCTGCCAACTCCTTGAAACTGACCGGATAGATCCTTGGACATCCTACAGGACTCTTTTTTATTCGGAAAGAGTTAATATAGAAGTCGCTGTGCTTTCCAACACAGACGATGGAGCTGATTTGGGGAGGAAACTCTTCAAACAGCGTGTAGAGAGAGACATCAACTCTAAAACAGTTGATTTGAAATTTCTCTCATATGTAGGATTCAGTTTCTTGGTGAACAGAGAAGAAAGGGAAAAACTTGATCAATGGGACTCGAAGTATGCCTTTATAGAGCTCCCTGGGGTATCAAAACAGACATTTACTAGACTTACTCAGTACTGTAGTAGTGTTTCGAAAGCCATGAATGAAGTCAAGAGCGATGAACTCTTGATGGATTTCTAGGACACTAGCAGATGAGACAAGCAAGTAAACCGTGCTGGATCCCGCAGAGTGTGCGACCTAAGTGAATAAGGGTGCACTGAAACTCATAGAATTCTTGTATAGGCAATCCCAGCGTGGACGGATAGGATGAATTGCAATGGTCAGCAATCTACCCTTGAAACCCGATCTGGTAAGCAACGGATTCTTCCTTGAGCGTAAGTGTGAGATAAGATATCACTTCGCCCCTCGTAAGATGGTCAATCTTACAAATGGTTTAACG